TACAGATTACAATTATATCGATTTTCAACTTGACTTGGAAAAATTTATTAAAACAAGATTATCTGAAGATCAAGTCCTATGCTTTGTCCTTTATTATATTTTTGGATTTAGAATCAGAGAAATAGCAGACCTTAAAGAAACTTCCTCTGAAAATGTGTCAAACCAAATAAAGAAAATAGAATAAAATTATTAAAGTTTTTTGCACAAGATGCCGATAAGGTAACAATAGAGAAATTTGCGGAAGAGACTGTCGGATATTCTGGCTCTCATTTAAAAGAATTAGTTGAATTTGCAAAGATGATTGCTGAAGATGAAAACATTTCAATCGATGAAGCACTCATTAAATCTTTAGAACAAATGAAAGCGCAACGGCAATTAATTATCGATGTAAGAAGCGATAAAAAGAAAGGATTAGAAATCCAAATGCCTGAAACTAAAATAGTAGAATTTTTAACTTCAACTAAAAAAGAAACAGAATTAAATTTTACTCCTGAACAAGTACAGGATATTTTTACTAAGAATTTAAAAGAAGTATTCAGTAAAATTAATATCAGTGAAATAGTAGAAGACAGAATTAAAATGGCTAAAGGTATTATTGAGTTTGAATAACATAGTTTAATTTTAAAATGGGAGGAAGACTGAGTATACCCTCCCATTTTAACAATACGATAAAAATAGCATTCCGTCAAGGAAAATTTTCGCTGGAGACATTTAAGAGATGTTAGGCGATCTAAACAAACGAACAAAGAGATAAAGGAGATTTAAATAATGGATACTGAAAAGAAAACTATGACCGTTGAAGAATTGAATGAAGTAATTGCGAAGGGCGCGGTTGGCGTTGTGGATGAGGCTGTTGCTAAGTTTAAGGAAGCACTTGCTACTGAAATTGACGCTAAGATCAAGGCGGCTGTTGAGCCGATTGAACAGCGGATTCAGGTGGGTGCTGACCCTATTGACAAAGACCCCACTGCTGGCTTTAAAACTTTGAGCAACTTCGGTGTTCACGTTTATAAGGCTAATCGCGGCAATGTTTCTGAAGAGTTGAAGAAGTGGGAAACCAAAGCTGCTGGTTCTCCGTCTCAGAATGTTACTGATAACGAAGCTGGTGCTTATCTTATCCCGCCTGAGTGGAGTTCTGATCTCCTGCGTCCCGTTATGCAGGAAGACCTTGCATTCGGTCGGACTCGGAAGGTCCCCCTTCAGCGTAACACCATCGAAATGCCTTATGTAAATGGCTTTGATGAGAGTTCCGGCAAGACTTATGGTAATGTTCAGGCCACCTGGATGGACGAAGAGGACACCCACACTGGTAGCTCTATGAAGTTCGGTAAGCTCCGGCTTTCTCTGAAGAAACTCGGCCTGATGGCTTTCGTTACTGACGAAATGATCTCTGATAGCCCTGCTTCCATGGAAGTTATTCTTCGTGATTCTTTCCGTGACGCCTTGACTTTTGAGATGAATGATGCTCTAATTCGTGGCTCAGGTGCTGGTAAGCCGCAAGGGATCTTAAATTCTGCTGCTCTTGTTACCGTTTCTAAGGAAACTGGGCAGGGCGCAAATACTATTCTCTTCGAGAATATCCTTAATATGTACACCCGTATTAATGATAAGGTAAATGCTATCTGGATGGTAAATCCTGCTTGCCTCCCGACCCTTGCCACTATGTCCATGGCCGTAGGAACAGGCGGAATTCCTGTCTGGCTCCCGGCTAATGGGGCCGCCGGTCGCCCATTTGATACTTTGATGGGTCTTCCAGTTGTATATAACAAGCATTGTTCTGCACTTTCTTCTGCTGGTGATATCATTCTTGTAGATTGGAGTCAGTATTATGTTGCAATTAAAGCTGGCGCAGAAGCAAATGGTGTTTATAGTTCATCTGTGCATCTAAAATTCGACGCAGACCAAACAGCGTATAAATTCGTTTTCAGAATGGACGGAAGTTGCGCCTGGAAATCAGCAGTCACACCTCCTCAATCCACAGCAACTACAATCTCCCCGATTGTAACTCTTGAGGCTCGGTAAGATTAGTTAAACTTTAGTGCGGATAGGGGGCACCCGATAAGTCAATATCTCCCGATTGACTTCCGCACTGATTATCATACGGGATTATAGTGGGAGTATGTATGTATGGGTAAAAGAGCGAATAAAATTGAAGTAAAATGTGAAACGTGCGGCAAACCAAAGATTATTACTGAACGGGCATACAACGCCAATAAAACAAAAAGATTTTATTGCAATACTACTTGTAGGAATAATGATAAGTTTAAACAAGTAGAAGTAATTTGTGAAAATTGTGAAACAGTATTTATGATTCACAAGTCAAGATATGATAAGCGTAAAAATAAAAGATTCTGCTGTAGTCGTAAATGTTTATCATCATATAAAAATGTGACACTTACCTGTGATGGGTGCGGTAGTGATTTTAAAAGAAAAGAGTACGAACACAAAAAGACAAACGGAAGTTTTTGTTCTAGGAAGTGTTATTTAAATCATATCAGGAATAAAGTAGAAACAAATTGCATAAATTGTAATGAAATTATTTTTGTTAGGCCGGAAGATTTAGAGAATAAAGAAAATTGTTTTTGTTATAGGAAGTGTTTACACAATTGGCAACATTTAAATTGGCAAGGAGAGAATCATCCTAATTTTTCGCAAGTAGAAGTAAAATGTTCTGTATGCGAAAAGGGGAAAATGGTAACAAAAGCAGTGTCAGAAAGGCACTCTAAATTTTACTGTTCTGATGAATGCTTGTCAATTGGTAAAACTGGTGAAGGATCTTCAACTTGGTTAGGAGGAATATCTTTTGGTGAATATTCTCCTAGTTTTAATAAAAGACTTAAAAAGAAGATAAAGAAACGAGACAACTTTCGTTGCCAACTTTGTGGAAGAAAAGGGAACAAGAAAATATTTTTAGTTATTCATCATAAAAATTATATAAAGACCGATTCGGATGATGATAATTTAATAACTTTATGCTCTAGTTGTCATGGTAAAACTAACCACAACAGAGAAATTTGGCAAAGATGGTTTAATTCAAGTAGTAGTTTTTGGTTTGCTGCACGTTCACAATAAAAAATAACGGAGGAATAAAATCATGAGTGGAAGACTGATTGAAGAAGTACATTTTGTTAACGCAATGCCTACTGGTGCTGCAATGGATGATCTCTATGAAGGTGGATTTTCAACCGATATCGTGAATCTCTCTAACTTTGAGAGAGCGACTTGGGTTATCTCCCGTGGAGTAGGCGCTACTGGCACCGCAACGATCACTGTTGATAGTTGTGACACTACTGCCCCTGGCACTGCAACCGCCATCCCGTTTGTTTACGCGGTAGCGAGTTCTGGCGATACCCTTGGGGCAGTTACTGCGGCCACGGCTGTAGGCTATACGACTGCCGCTGGGGCCGGGAGTATGGTGGTGGTGGAAGTTAATGCTTCTGAACTTAGTGGCACTGACAAGTACGCCCGCCTTACTGTAACTGAAGGGACTGATTCTCCAGTTTCCGGTAGTGTTGCTTGTATTATGTCTGCTCCTCGGACTATTGCTGGGACTTCTACCCCTACCGCAATCGTTTAACCCTTATTCCTTAATCTTTTAAAGGGTTAAGGGATAAAACATAGCGGAAATTACGGGGCTGAAATATGCCCCAATTTTAAGCGGGATATAGTAATGGTTAACTTTTTAGGCTCATATCCTAAATATTCGGGTTCAAGTCCCGATCCCGCCTCCACTAAAATCAATTAAATCCATTAACCGGGAGAACAAATGGAATATTTAAAAGTAAGAATGGTAAAAGGTGAATGGCTCGGGCGCGTCCCCCCGGACACCTTTACTATTATCAAGCAAAAGGCTCTTGAATTAGTCCAAAGAGGAGTAGCCGAAATTGTAGATGCAACGTCTACCGCTAAACCAGTAAAACAAACGCAAGAACCAGAATTGAAGAAAGAGCAACAAGAAGAGCAAAAGAGTATCGATGCCCCTGAAGTAGATAAAATGATTCATGAGACACCGATGAACAAAATGATTCAGTCTCCGCCTAAGAAGAAAGCGGGAAGGCCGAAAAAGAAAACTTAAAGTGTTTTAAAATAATTTAATAGGGGGAACCGCTTCCTTAAACCGGAATAAAAGCCGGTACGGAGAAGGAGATTATTATGCCAGTAACAAATGTAAAATCAACGTGGGAATCTGGAAAATTAATTTTTAAACGGAAAGTTGCAGGAACTGCTGCAAGTGTATCCTTCGGCGTTGACGATTCCGGCGTAGATGTGATCATGTATGGTGACACTGCATCAAGCAACGCCACTTGGGATGCCTCAGCGGATAAATTAATTTTAACTGGGGCGAGCGCAGACCTTGGAACTTCTTGTTCTGCGGACGCATATGTCGTAGGACTGACAGCCGGTATTGACTTCAGTTCTGGAGCCGTCACAAATATTCATGTTGTAAAAGGGTTAGTCGTGTTCGCTGCATAAGTAGTTTAAATTATTATATTATTTTGGGGATAGGGATTCGAACCTGACAAGAAGACTTAATCCATCTTTTTCCCCAATTTTTATTAAATGGATTAGCATAGGAGGAATACTATGAGAGGTGGGCAGAATAGAATTAATGTAGTAATTGGACAAGAATTTGGTAGATTAAAAATTGTCGAAGAAATTGATAAAAATAAATGGGGAAGACGGAGATTTCTTTGCGAATGTAATTGCGTTGATAAAACAAAAGTCGAGGTTCTATTGTATTCTTTAACTTCAGGACATACGAATTCTTGTGGTTGTTTTAATTTAGAAAAAATTAAAGAAAGAAATACAAAACACGGGTTCTCCCAAAGAAATAATATCGATAAGTTTTATAGTCTTTGGTTGAGTGTCAAGAGACGTTGTTATAATAAAAATCAAAAACAGTACAAAGATTATGGCGGTCGTGGTATTTATGTATGTGATGAATGGTTGAATGACCCACAAAAATTTATCGGTTGGTGTAAAGTTAATGCATATTCAGAAGGATTAGAAATTGATAGGGAAGACAATGATGGACCTTACTCCCCAGAGAATTGCAGGTTTGTTACTTGTCAAGTAAATTCGTTAAATTCAAGGTTATTAAGAGATTCGAATTCTAGTGGATATTGTGGCGTAAGTTATCATAAAGGCAGTGATAGTTTTCAAGCAAGGATAATGTATAACGGCAAGGTTGTATTTACTACCGCAGGTTTTAATTCTCCACGGAATGCAGCATTAGATAGAGATAAATTCATTATAAGGGAAGGATTGCTGCATAAGTTAAACTTCCCCGAACTAGCAATCAACGGGCCTCTATAATGGGAGAATTAAACATCGCCATCGGTCTCCCCTGTAATTGGGACTTCCTCAATATCCAATTCTTCGAATCATGGATAGAATTAAAGAAACCCCAACACAGCGTAATAATCGGGAACCGAGGCAGAGTAGACGACCAACGCAATTCGATAATTCATGCAGCTCTTAAAGACGATTCATTTAGCCATGTACTGTTCCTTGACACCGATCATCGCCACCACCCTGATACTATTCCTAAATTATTGCAGCACGACAAACAGATAGTGTCGGGCTTGAGTTTTAGACGGTCAGAACCCTATGACCCGATTATGTTCAAGGAAGAAAATAACAGATTCAAAAACATAACCGAATGGGAAGAGAACGAATTAGTTCAAATTGATGCAGTAGGCGCAGCTTCTTTATTGGTTAAGACAGAAGTATTTAAAAGAATGGATAAAAATAAGTGGTTCGAGATGAATTACCCTTATCACAATGGAGTTGTCAGTGAAGATTTTGGATTCTGCATTAAAGTGAGAAATTTAGGATACAAGATCTTTGTTGATACCAGTTGCACAAACGCTCACATCGGGACATTGAACGTAACACAAGATACTTGGATTAAGAATGGGAGAAAAGTAAATGGACTTTGAGTTAAATGTTTATGACCGGATTATATTATTGAATGTATTACCGGATATTAGAGATGTAGATTTAACCCTTTATGGATGTTATCACAATTTGATTCAAGAATTATCATTTTCAGAAGAAGAACACCTGAAATTCCAAATTACACATAATGAAGAGAATAATGTAAAATGGATTAATGATGAAACGAAGAAAATTGATATCGGCCATAAGATGTTAAACATTATTCAAGGTAGACTGAAAGCGTGTAAAGAAAAAGAACTGCTTGAATATTCCCATAAGTCTCTTTATGAGAAATTCGTCAATGATTGAGTATATTAAAAACTTAATAAATAGAATTAAATCCTTCTTTATAAAACCTGAATTTGTTAAAGAAGATAGATACATCAAAAGTATCATGAACCCAATATTTTCTTCAGTAGTAGAAAAGGAACGATATGGCAATCAATAGACCAGTTAAAAAAGTCGAAAGAACCATCTCTACTTCTAATATTTTCACTGATTCTGCTGAATTAAAAGGGTATTTTAATTGCTCTATTTCTGGAACATTTGTAGGAGTAGTTACTATTCAGCGTTCATTTGATTCTGGCGATACTTGGTATGATGTAAAATCGTTCTCTATTGTTGCACAAGAGTTTGGGTTTGAGCCAGAAGCTGGTGTCGTATACAGGGCTGGAATTAAAGAAGGTAATTATACATCCGGCGAAGCAATAGTGAGGCTTAGTCAGTGACAACTATTTTTAATGAAAGCGCAGAGCTTAAAGATAGTTCTGGGGTTATTAATCGCTCGAACCCTCTACAAGTACAATCTCTTTCTGCAAGTAAGAAGCCTTATGCTGATGACCCTCATTCTCGTATTCACCAGGGAGTAATGTTCAATATTGATTCGACTGGGTCAAGTACGAATGTGGTGGTGGCTAATAATGCAACACTGGATGTTGTAATTAAAGCCACCGGAACCAATTACCCGCATATTTCAATTTCCTACCGATTAGGAGGAAAGGGTAGAATTTTAGTTTATGAATTGGCAAGTAATGAAATGAGTACTGGAGGTACTGAGATTATAATTGTGAATAAAAAGTGGGGATCTTCCATTGTATTCGGTGGAACTGCCTGGCGCAACCCTACCATTGATTTAACCGGTGCAATTTGTAAAGAAGGATGCGCTATTTTAGGAATACATCAAGGGCAGACTCGCAGTGGGTCAGCAGGCACATTTGCTGATGAAATAATTTTAACTCCAATAAAACCCTGTTTAATTAGGGTTTTGAATGAATCTGGTGGGGCGGTTGATGCCTGTCTATGTATCAACGCATATAATGCGTCAACAATAGCTGATAATTAGTTAAGGGGAATCAATATGAGAGTACAAAGATCAACGGCAGAAACTGGGGCAATATCATTAACTATCGATCCCGGCATTAATTTTAGGTTAATCGCAATTAAGGTTCATCTTAGTGAAGCAGGCGGCGCAGGCAATCTTACCGTTACGACTGATGCTAATGCTGGCGCTACTTATGATGCTGTTCTTGCCCTTCAGGATATGACTTCTATTTCTGATTATATTTATGTTCCTGATAATCCAGTGCCGTTTGTCGCTGGTGATAAGGCTGTTATTGCATGGGCAAATGTTGGCAATAAAACATACGGGATAGAAGTATTCTGGACTGCTGACAATTTAGGATAAAACAAATTTGATTTTATTAAGACGAGTATTGGCTATACCAGGCCAAATTTATAGTATATCGGGGTGAATAATTGTTAGCTAAACAGATAGCCCCAGGATTGGCCGGATTTGTTCATGAGCAAGCCGTTCCCTTAAGTGAATGGGTGATAAATCATAATTTAGGTCGTTATCCTGTTGCAGTAGTATTGGATTCAGGAGGAACAACTGTTGAAGGTACAATAATTCATACAGATGCAAATTCTCTAACTATAACCTTCTCTGGTATTTTTTCTGGGGTTGCACGTCTAATCTAAAACAAAGAGGAACCTATCATGGCTAAACAGTTTCTAACATCAATCGATCTCAACAAAAACGAACTTCAAAACGTAGCACTTCAGTCCCTTGCTACGCCTCCGGCAACGCCCGCAACCGGGCAACTGTACCTCAACACTGCCGGCAGCATTAACCAACCCACTTATTACAACGGCACCGACTGGCTACAGCTCGCGACTCGCGCCACGAACACGTTCAGTGGCAAACAGACACTCGCCACCCCCAGCGCAACAGTAACCGCCTCTTTGAACCTGCCTGCTGGCGCGGACAACACAGCAGTCAGCGGCGACGTATACAATGCCAGTAACCGGCTGAAGTTCCATAACGGATCAGCAGAAAAGAACCTGGCGTTCTCTGATGATGTTACCTATATTGGTACGACTTCTGTAGCCCTTAACCGCGGCAGTGGGGCGCTTGCCCTGGCCGGTATTACTGTCAATGGTTTGACGGTTTCTACCTCCACCGGTACGTTGACGATTGCCGATACAAAAACTTTCACTGTCAACAACACACTGACGATTTCCGGCACCGATGGTTCTACCCTCGCGATAGGTACCGGCGGCACCTTGGGCACGGCAGCCTACACCGCTGCAACTGATTACGCTACTACCGCTACTACATTAAATTCGTTTGCTGCGCCTTCTGCTGACGTAGCAATGAACAACAAGAAGATCACCGGGTTGGCTACGTGTACAGAAGACACTGACGCTGCGAACAAAGGCTATGTTGACGCGGTTAAACAGGGCCTGGATATTAAGGATTCTGTCCGGGTTGCCTCCACGGAGAACATCACAATCGCTTCTGCTTTGGTTGACGGAGTTACCATCGACGAAGTTGTAGTTGCTACTGGCGATCGAGTACTCTTGAAAAATCAGAGCACTGCGAGCCAGAATGGTATCTACGTCGTTGCTGCGTCTGGGGCGGCATCTCGGTCCACTGATGCTAACACCACCGCCAAGGTGTCCTCCGGCATGTATGTGTTTGTTTCTGAGGGCACTGCAAGTGCCGACGCCGGGTATGTTCTGACCACGAATGATCCTATTACCCTTGGCTCGACTGGCCTTTCCTTCACCCAATTCTCTGGTGCCGGGCAGATTACGGCAGGCAGCGGCTTAGACAAGCTCGGGAACACCCTCTCTGTAAAACCAGACACCGGGGGCACCTCCGGCTTGTCCGTGTCCAGCACCGGCGTTAAGGTTGACCCGACTGTAGCTTTGGGCGCGGCAAACACCTATGTTGCTCGGCGGATTGGGTTCCTGGTGGGAGACGGGGCGGAAACTTCGTATGTTCTTACTCATAGTCTTGGCAACAGAGGAGTCGCTGTTTCTGTTTACCGTAACTCTACTCCTTGGGATGAGGTTGGCGTCGATGTAGAGAAGACCACAACCAACACCGTGACCTTACGGTTCTCGGTTGCCCCGACCACTGATCAATTTGCGGTTTCGATAGTTGGGTAAGTTATTAAGCCCACAAACAGTTCCCGTAGTGTCCTCCCTGCCTGCCGCAAGTGCGGATTTGGCAGGGGCGACCCTGCGGTTGGCGGCAGACAATAAGCCGTACTGGTGTACTGGTACCGCATGGGTGGATCTCACCCTGACATCAGGAGATGACAGTAGGATAAACAGCCTGGAATTAGAGCTGGCTATCGCAACGGCCAACCCTGAGTTCTTCAAAGAATTTGAATACACAGGAGATGTTCTTGATGGTTTTACCTTGTATGCAGACGACACGAAGGTGGTGGCATTGTTGGCTGTGTCGTTTAACTACACAGGCGAGAACCTCACTCGTAAGACGATCCTGCGATCGTCTGATAACGCTTCTCTGCAAATAGATTTTAATTATTCTGGCGATTCTCTAATCTCTCAGGCAAGGGTTATTACATAAAATGGCAGCTCCTTCGTATACAACAGATTTAGCGACAGTCTCAGCCGATACCGCAAAAGGTACGATCTATCGGCAGGACTCTACATCTGCGCTGACTACGACAGGGTGTCTGGGTACGCTTACGCACGGTGAGCCAACAGGAAGTACAGCAGGCGGGCTCCCCACACAGGATACTGATTACTTTATCCTGGGGGTAGCAACCGCAGACAAATCGTTCAATGCCACAGGTGTTGGTGGGTTAGGAGCAGGAACAACTAATGCTGCGTCGCTGCCTACAGACGGGGCATTTATGTTCTGGCAGATGTTTACCTGCCCGAACTCCGTGACAGCAAAAGCAAGCGGCGGGATTCAGTGTCTCGTGGGCAGCAGCCTGGCGAATTACTACAGGTTCTATGTCGATGGGGACGATACTCATCCGTACGGTGGCTGGAAGTGTAACCCCATCAATCCAACGGTAACAGCCAGTCTGGCGCAAGGAACTCCGTCGGGCACGAACCAATACTTCGGCGTGGCCTACAACGTAGACAACGCAGTGTCCAAGGGCAATCCGGCGGCACTGGGCGCGATTCGCTTTGGTAGGTGTTATCTGCTCTGTACCGGGGGGGAGTCTGGGAACTACGCTACCTTCGCGGGGGCGGGCATATTCAACGATTACAATGATGGCACTAATGGTTGGAATCGTCTGGGGTTATTGCAGCCTGATGGTGCGTCTTTCAAGATGCAGGGCTTGTTCCAGATGGGTTCCTCAGGGGCTACGGTTGATTTTCGTGACTCAAACAAGACCCTCAACATCCAGGCCACTCCATTTGTTACAGCGAGTTTTAACACCTTTGAAGTACAGAACTCTGGGAGTCGTGTTGACTGGACAGGTATCACTATTAACGCACTCGGCACTGTTTCACGTGGAAGATTCCTTGCCACAGGCAACGCAGATATTAATTTTGAGAACTGTACCTTCAATGACATGGATGCCTTTACGTTCCAGTCTAACAGTACAGTTAATCTCACTGTTTTCCGCCGTTGCGGGCTGGTGACAGTGGGCGCAGGGACACTTACAAATTGCACCTTCGACCAACCTTCAGGGGCTATCGGGTGTTCTACGTCGGCATTAAGCTATTTGTCTGATTGCATTTTTGTCTCTGATGGAACTGGTCATGCTGTGGATCTCGGCACCATATCTGCGACGACCTCGATGACTTGGGATTGTGTGGACTCAGGGTACGGCTCAACCGGGACTGCGAATGCCACAATCAAGGTCAGCGTAGCGAGTGGGCAGACACTGACTATTAACGTCGGGGCGGGGAAGAGTACGCCTACCTATTACAATACAGGCAGTGGCTCAGTAAGCGTGGTTTCAGGGCAGGTGACGTTGACTTTATCTGGTCTAATTTCTGGTTCTGATGTTGTAATTAAAACCAGCGACACGAATACAGCATTAGTAAATGTAGACCAAAATAGTGGATCTACGTATGGGTACATATATACATATGCCGCAAGTACATATGTTGATATATCTATTATGAAAGCGGGCTATATGCCATTAACTATTTACGACTTTTTGCTTGCAGACAGCAATGCTACCTTACCGATTGCACAAGTTATAGATAGGGCATATACATGAAAGTAAAAATAACTGCAACAACTGATAACAAATTTTTAGGATTTAAGTTTAATTCTACAGCAAATCCTATTATGCTCCCCCAGGGCATAAAAGTATTTGTAGAAAGAGTCATGCCGCTACCTGATGGTTTGCGGTTTATAAGTAGTTCATACATCATTGATACTCAGGAGGCTTAGGCATGGCAAAGATCACCAATAAATCATCGCTCAACATCGGTACAGAATTAACTGTGAATGTAGGGACAAGAATAATTACGTTAAATGTAGCGGGCAACTTAGTTGCCAAAGACGGCTGTACATGGCAAGCACTGTACTCGAAGATGATTGCTTTGTGGCAAACTGAAAGCTACAACGAACATCCGTTCCCATTCTATACCATTGATGCACTATCTGGTCAGTTTAACATCGGTTTCGACGGTTCACGTTATAATGACTGGACATTCGAAACCAATACTAAACTATACCTGCGAGACGGCGGTTGGAATGAGTATACCCCGACGGCACCAGGTGCTGATGGGACCTCTGCATCAGGTACTATCTCTAAAACATTTGTAGGTATTGTGTCCCTGGGTACAGTGTCCTCCGGCACTCAGTTGTACTATCAGAAAGTTAGCGGTGGTTCTGCGGCTAACTTTACTTACACCGATGCAGCGAATATCGGCGTAGATGTAACAGCCGATACCACTTACTTTAAAGGGTATTGCCGAGAGTATTTCAAGAAGTACAGCGAATCCATATTGGCAGATACCGGTAAAACGGCGACCGGCGCTTATCTGGTAAACTTACTTCTATCCAATTCCGATGACTTGGATATTGTTAATGATGATACTGATGTTATCGACACCCCTATCAGCCCGTATGATTCAATGCGAATTAGTTATTTTGCTTCTGCGTATACAAAGGCTGTTGAATCTGCAACAGGAAGAAACTTCGGCATTGTGGTAGATATTGGTACGCATTCAGGTGTTGATGGCTCAATGACCGCCGCGGGTAGCACCCTTACAAGTGCGATTGGAGGTATTGATATTGCTGGGAACCCTTTTGCTGGCGGGACACTAACTGTCCATGAAGGTACTAATAAAGGTATTTACACCATTAGCGGTAATCCAACAGCAACTGTAGTTACCATCACAGGTACATTTGCTGCCTCTGAATCAGCCGCTTCATTTACAATCCAACGTGCAGCCCCAGTTACTGCGTCATTGAAACAGTTGTATACCTTTGTTCAAGCGAAATTGCGCCAGTCAGGTAGCATCAATGATGTAGCAGGCGGAACAAGTGTAACAGGTAAAATTGCCTCCCTGTTGATGAATTGGACAGCAAAACTTAACTGTGGCTTCTATGCTCCAAGTAACTTAGCTGGTGGTGGATCTGGTGTAATAGTAGAAGGTCTTTCAGATGCCGATGTAAACAGTATTATATTCTATGACAACTCAGCAGTCTCTCGTGAATACCCGTATGCAGCGGCTGGTAGCCTGAATTTCAACAGTAATTTGACCTCTGGTGGAACTGGTTATTATGTTCTTTATTACACAGACCTCAGTGGCACCAATGATTATGGAACAGCAGATGCGGTTATTGTTAAGAACAAGCTTGGCGTGGACATCTCCGGGACAATCACGGGGGCAAGTATCTCATTCAACTATGACTACACCAATGATACCGCTGGTGGGTTTAGAACGGGTGGAACCGAAACAGCAGTGACCCTGGTTGCCGGTAATCCTGGTGTCGCTAAGCCTGTGGTTGCAACAGGCACCTTGATTGAGTCAAAATCTATCGCAATATCTGCGGTTGCTGAACAAGATCGGGCTTACCAATAAGAATAGGGAGAATTAAGTATGGGACACGCACACATCAGAGTACCGCCCGACAGCACAGGTAAGCGGATGCACGCCAGAGCCTTCGTAGATTTTAATTATGAAGGGTTAACGCAGGCTTTTGAGCTTGGTGATGTTGTTACTTTTTTTGAATCCGGCATCATTGCAACTATTTCAAGGATTGAAGTTACCACCAGTACCACCGGGCAAGTTCACGCCGGGATAACTGCCAATAGTGCCGAGGATGACCCTGTAGCTGGAGAGTCTATTTACCTTGGAGGTGTCGAGGTTGCTACCGTCTCAGGCACTGCCGTAAAGTATTATGATCAAGCAATGATCCTGACCGGCAAAGATATCGACTCTTGGCTTGAGGTTGATTCTTATGGGGCCGCGTATACCAGATACCAAGGGGGTGCGCCTCTCTTCTCTACCAGCGGGGAAGAGATAGTAGCGGATATTCATACCCAAAATACATATCTGTTCACTTACTCCGAACTCCCGGAGTTAATTGAATCAAAAGAAACCGCCAACGGAACCGTTGCATATAATGGCACAGCGGGGGGTGTTGATCTGTCTCTTACCGCAGCGTCTGGTGATAAAGCAGAAATGAGGACAAACAATTACCACAAGAATGTGTACGGGGCTTCCCGTATACTCAAATTTGCAGTGGTGGCTTCTGATAATGGAACTGCCAATGTTGACCGCAAATTCGGTTATTTTGATGATAGCGACGGGGTATTTATTGGGCATAACGGGGAACAGTGGTACGTTGGATACCGTAGCTCTATGTCTGGTTCTGTTGTTGACTACATCACATTGCAGGAGGATTGGAACATAGATCGCCTTGACGGCTCTGAAGGCGTGATGAATAAGACAAAGACTGACTTGGACTTGTCTAAAATAAATCTGCTTTCTATTGATATTAACTGGATGAATGCAGGCGACGTTAGATTTGGAGGAATTATTGGCGGTGGCGCTGGCACAGCCTCTTTTGGGTCGTTTCATATCCTTCATTTGCACAACGTCAACGCTCTTTCCTTCATGAGAACCGGATCCTTACCTTTGTCGTGGGAAACGTCGAATACTGGCGTCGCAGAAGGAGCTTCTTGGCTCAGGTGCCATACGGCTGTTGTCCAGTCTGCTGGTGTAACTTCGATGTATTATGAACCATTCTCTGCGTATTCTGCGCCTGTTACTCTAAACTCGGCAGAGAACTACACAGTGATTGGTTCTATGCGGGCGGCCCAGTTATTCTTGACGAAACGAAACACCAAAAGGATTGTACCGCAAAAATTTGATATCTATTCAACAGCCCCTATTCTGGTCAAGTTGGTGAAAAATCAAACACTTGCTGACGAAGAGTGGACAAGTGCCGGGGCAGATAGTGGTCTTGAAATATCTTTTGATGGAAATATTACCGATACGGGGAAGCTCCTTTTGTCGGTACTTATCCCCAGCCATGAGGTCATGGATTTGTCCAATGTTTTTGACTTGAACAAAGAGCTCATTATCCGCAAATGTTTTGATAATCTCGCAGCCGATGAGTATACTGTTCAGGCCAGGCTGCTTTCGGCGGGTAGTGCAACCGTCTATGCTACCCTTCTTTGGAATGAGATTAGATAGTGTTTATTTTTAATACATTCCAAGATTATTGGAATCTTCGTTCCCCGGTCACGATTGATGGGGTGTTGAAGAGGATTGTAGTCAACCCAGGCGTAACTGAACTTGATATCAGGGTGATGTGGTCAAGATGGATAGATTGGATTACCCTGAGCGGAAACACTAACTTTCTTTTGGCTATGCGCATCTCTGGATTCGACGTGATCCCAGGGGGAAACACAGGAGCTGTCTTCTTCTTGCAGAATGGCTGGAAGCTGATTCTTGATCTACGGAAGGTTCGGGTTCGAGGTGTTTTGTTTTCAGACGACTATGATACTGCCTATTACGATGAGAATTTAAAGCCCCAGTATCCGGCAGAGGTTTCCTCAGTGGTGAATACGGCCACCACGATTCAGAATGTCGTAACAGGGGATGTATCTACTGTCCCAGCGGCAGTGTGGGCGCATGAAGGGAGAGCATTGGACAATATAACCAATCTTGCTGATCTTATGGGGGAGATACCAGAAGAAGTCTGGAACGTGACCCCAGCGTCGATGGCTACCGGCTCGATAGGCGACATCTTGAACAAGGTGTACACGAAGGTTAAAAATATATTCTCTTTGGCGGCATAATATGATTGTTTCGGCAGTATTTTTAAACAACGGTGGGCCGGTAACAGGGCTATCTCCTATAATCAGGATCAGGAATGTAGCCACTGGTGCGCTTGTCGTTAACTCGGCTGATATGACAGAGATAGGTGACGGTTTTTACACCTACGATTTTAGCGAGATCGTAGCAGGTGTTTCTTATACTGTCCTTTGTGATAGCCTGACGTTGCCTGTGGCTGAAAGATACGCGGTGGGGGATATAGAGCCAGTATTATCAGTTGACGGATTAACCATAGAGCAAGCACTTACTCAAATGAATTCGGTTCTCGCAGGGAATGCCGTTGGGTTAGACTCTACTACTCCTATCTTTTATGGGCAAGATGGAACTACTACAAGAATTAGGGCTACTCAGTCTAATGGGAATAGGACAATTACTGAAAGGAATCTCTAATGAGTTATTTTGGTAATTGGAACGGAAATTATTTTAGTAGTTGGTTTTCCCATTTAATTAAACCAGTAGCCGAATTTTTAACTGAAATTATTTTATATGCAAGAAATGCTATATTTACAACATTTGGTAAAAAGATATTGACATTAAAGACAGAACCAAGAACTATTAATGTCTTCAGTAAAGGGAAAAAATCTCAATTTATAATTTTCGGAAGAAATATAATTCAGTGAGGAGATAAATGGATTTTACAGGGAGTGGCGCAAATATTTTAAGAGATGGGGTTATAAACTTTCCGTTAGTTTTTTCCTTTTTGCCTTGTTCAGGTGAAAGGACGAATGATGGGAGCCTCCCTTATGGATCAATAGTGTCAACAGCTACGGCTGTTTTATATTCTTCCGCTAATGTAGATATATCAACTAATATTATTGGCTCTGTTCAGGTTGAACGGAATACAGATGTCAGGATTCTTTTAAATTATTCAGCAATTCCAGCAAAGGGTAGATGTAAATTGCTTTTATCTCTTAATTTAAATACTGGTTCTGTATTAGTTAAAAGATATGATAGATTAACAATAGAATAAATTAATAGGGTAATATTATGTCAATTGTATCTTTAGATGATTGTTTGATTTTTTTAGGAATAGACACAGATGAAACAGATAATAGCATATCTGGGACAATAGATTCTTTCCGCTTAGAGGCAGAGGAATTTATATCCAGTTATTGTAGGCGTTCATTTGATGAAACTTCATATAGATTAGAAAGATATGATGGAAATAGTGGAACGACTTTAAATCTTAATAATTACCCAATTACAGCTGTCGATAGGGTTGCTATTGGAACATTGAATGTAATGCAGGTTAGGAACACTAATCAATACTCCACCACTACAGTGTCAGCAACGACTACAGGGATGCGGTTGGTACTTAATGGTACTGCTAACACAACCGTTACGTTCGCCGCTAATACGACGATGATAGCAGTCGTAAATGCTATAAACGCATTAGGTAGCGGATGGGAAGCAAGAATAACATCAAATATTTATTCTAATTTTAAATCTACTGAAATAATTCCTTGTTATGGATTAAACTCTATTGATAGCAATTGGGTTGATTTATATAAAACTGATGTTCCTCTCAGTGATTTTCATGTGTATTTAGATAGAGGGCAAATTAAAAGATACAATGGCTTCCCTTCTGGTGGGCAGAATATTTATATCGATTATACAGCCGGGTTCACTTCTTCTAATATGCCATCTGATTTACAACTTGCGGTAAAGATCATAGTTCAATATCTTTACAATAAAAATCAAGAAAGCTCCTTCGGCTTAACTCAATACAGAATTGGTTATAACTCAGTATTATCAATTTTTGAAGAAGG